CCTTTGTATGGATGTAATTATTCATCTGTTCGGGCAGGTAAAAAAAGCCACCCAGAGCAACCCTAACATGGTCATTAATATAGCCACCGTTTACGAGTTGATAATTGCCCCATGCTCCGCTACCATATATGCCAAGGTCGCCTATTGACCTGTCGTACCTTGCGCCGATGCCAAGGTCGCCAGCCTGCAAAGAGACAAAGGCATTGTTTTTATATTGCGGATAAGCGGCAAAGCTTATCGTTATGAGCAGAAAAACAAATATCGCTCTCATTTTTCAACGTATTTGAATTTTTCGCTTATCATTTTCTCAAATCGCTTTACTTGCGTCTCTTTGATTTTGCCACGCAAATAGTCAAGCTCCACGTTCGCTAAATGATAAGACTTTTTTGTCGGAACACAGGTGTTAATGAAGCTCTCAAGATAAGCGCTTTCATCTTCTTTTTGAGCGGCCACATACCAGAGAAGACCAAGAAACAAAACAAATACTGAAAACAGTACGATTCCGAAAATTACAAGTGGGTTCATTTCATTTAAGTTTTAAGTTATGAATAGTTTGTAAAACATCCTTATGCAAATAAGTTTTCTCAAGGCCATGAGAAGCTCGATGGCATTTTAAACATAGACAAATAATATTCTCTACATTATCCCCGCCTCCGTGCGATCTGAACACTATGTGATGCAAGTCAAAACCGCCATGATCAATGCGCCCAGCCTTTCCGCATACTTCACATAATACCGTGTCTTGTTCGCCTATATCAAAGTGTTTCAAGTAATTTTTGACGTGCTTTTGCATCTTTTATCTTTTTACGATGTAATCGCTCATGACATTTATGAGAACATATATAATGCTTCTCTGACTTTGCTAAAAATATTTCATTACAAGCGGGACAAATCTTTGGCTTACAGATATATTTCTGTATTTTAATATGGCCTTTATTCATATTCCCATGCAATTCATAATGACATGTTGAACAAAGTGTTTGACCGTTGTCTATATTAAATCTAAGTTCAGGATAATCTTTAAATGATTTTAAATGATGTGGGTGCAATTTTATTATATGCTTATTTATCTTACTATTTTTAGCACCACATATTTGACATGTATAATCGTCTCTCTCAAATACAGATTTTCGCCACCCTCTCCATTCAGCGCTTGTTCTGGCACACCTTTTTTTATCTGTTAATCCTCCCTTCCAATTATGAGATAACTCACCTGTCCTTTTAGACGCAGCCTTGTTCTGGCAATCAACAGAACAATACTTGCTTTTTCTAATCTTTAAATATGATACATATTGCTCATAAGGCTTTCCACATTCATGGCAGATCAGCTGTGTTTTGCTATGCGGTTTTTCATAAGATTTATTTGCACAATTACGGGAACAATACTTGCGGGTATTGATGCTACCAGCACAAACATAAAATGCCTTACCGCATATCGGGCAAGTTTTATCAATGCCTCTTATGGGTTTAGCTGGATATTTTACCAATCCCAAAATAGAACATTTGCGAGAACAATAAAAATGCTTTCTATTTTTTGTTCTAATTGGAGTACGATAGTGAAACTTGCCACATATCTCACATGGATATAGCCCTCCACGCTCCCTATTAATCTTTTTAATATATTTACTCATACTAAAAGTTAAAACTATTTATTTGTAACTCTTTATCGCATCATAAACATACTCCACAATATCCCATCGGCTTTTGCTGCTTATCTCTCTTATTGCACACGCCTTGTCTGGGGCTGCCGTCCATGTCCATGTGTCTTCTTTCTTTACTATCTTGCCGTAAAGCAGAATAAACCGCAATTTTTCCGATAGTGTCATGGTAGTTCAAAAGTAAATTTAACAATGTTTTCTGGCTTTTGCGTCTGGCGTAATATCCATTCGGCATCTACCTCATGACAAAGCAAGTTGATGTTATTATAAAAGCAATAGTATTGCATTCGTCCGAGCTTTTTAGCGTCAACTGGGTGCTTATGAACGACCTCATAAAAAGCCTGAACATGACCCTCGCGAAATACCGCGATGTCAGGAATAAATTTCCAGCCGTCCGCAACAAACTCTGACTCTTTTTTAACATCAAAGTCGCTTTTAAGCCAAGAGGCTAAAACCTCTTTTGCTGCCCGATGCTTATAGCTCTCTAAAACGGGACGGTATCTGTCTGCTCCCATGTCGGTTCTGTATAATTAATTATTTTTTGTTCTATGCTTTTTGATAACCAGTTACTTTTATCAAACGAGACAAACGAAAAGCGCCCCGTTTCATAGTCATAGTCAAGCTTACTCATTCCCTGTTCGCCAAGGTGCTTAAACTTAATCTTTGACCAATATACCTCGATCTTATTAAGCATCGTATTGTTGTCTGATACCTGCCGATGAACAACAATTCCGTAGTCGGTCTTATTGTAAAAGTTAGCAGAGCCAGAGATATCATACAATGACGGCACACGCGTCTTACCATTACCATCTTTATCCATCTTTCGCGGGTGAGCCACAAGAAAGACAAGAACATCATTAAACTTCGCAAAATTGATAAGCTTATCAAGAAAGCGGCTTATGTATTGCGTCTCGCTGTCCGTGTATTGATGATCAAGTTTATTGTAAGGGTCAATGACGACTATCTTTATCCCCCGTGTTTTGATCAGCGCCTTGGCGTTACTGAGAATAAAGTCAACCGTGAAATTTTCTTCGTGCATGATATAGAAAAAATTGCTTTTGATATAGTCAAACGCCATTTCAAACTCTAACTCATTTGACGAAGCCTTGCGGAAGCGCTTGCCTATGATCTTTTCATATAACTTGCCATAGTGATATTTCAAGGGGTAGTTCTCTGGCGTAAAATATGCCGCCTTCCATCCAAACTTTAAGTTCATCTTTGTTACAAGATAGTCAACAAACTCACTCTTGCCCGATGACGGTATGCCAGTAACAATGGCCAAGCGCCCTGTCTCCCATTTTATGAAGCTATCAAACGGCTCGCCAAGAATAAGCCCCGCCTCAATACCATTTTCGTATAGATCGCGAATGTCGCTGTATAAATTATCCACCGTAACAATGCCTTTTGTCGGCATGGGTGTGGCCGTTTTAATCAATTCGTTAAAGTCGCTCGCATACTTACATAGAAACGAATTTGCGTCCTTGCAGTCTTTAAAGTTTACGAGCAGACAACGCTCAGCGCCAAGCCGCCGCGCAAGCTCATCGCGCAACTCTATCCCCTTCGTGTCAACATCGGTAGCGAGATAAATCTTCTTAATCTTGTCAAACAAACTGTAATAAGCGTCAAGGTATTCAAGTTTGATGTTTGCTCCGTTGGGTACAGAAATAACGTTATCAAAACCGCATTCAATAAAGCTCAAAGCATCTACCTCTCCCTCGACAATTATGATCTCTTCATAATTCAATAAAGCGTCTTGGTTATAAAAAATCAATTCAGCGCCAGCATGAAGCTTAAAAGACTTTTGCGCCCCGCGATATTTGATATTCACCAAGTCGCCTTGAAAAAAGTACGGAAAGCAAATAGCCTCTACCTCTTTTGCAAACTGCGGCATAAACGTCATATCCGAATAAACTCTCATTTTATTGAGCGTCTTTTGCGATATCATGCGGCCAGTAAACCACTTGACGCACTTATCAGATAATTGTGTCGTGTTCTTCCACTCTGGCCGTGCGTATTGTTTCTCTTGAAAAGGCTTGAAAACATAAAACGATGTGCCGCAGTTATGGCAGTAGCCAATATTATCATTTACGTTCCACGCAAAACATTTATCTGTTTTCTTTTTGCGATGAGCAGAACACTCTGGGCATGTATATCGCTCTTCAGATGAATTACCTTTCGGGATGAACTCATAAAGAGCGTTCGTGAGTTTTGACTTTATCTTCATGGCATTACCCACTCAGGTTTCTTTACTAAGTTAATTTCGTCATTCCATCTTTTTTGATTAAGATATGTTTGAGGAAAAGGCTGAAATTGCTTATCTTTTATTGCTGATAAAAAAGCTGGTAAAGTATCAATTATTTTTTGCCTTACATCATTAGTAAAACTATTCCATTTTTTTTCACACCTATTTTTATCTCCAACCTTTTTGTCATATAAATTCCAAAAAACATCAAAAGAGATATTTATTACAAGTTCATTAACAATATCATTACCATTACCATTATCATTAACATAAGAGTTATTTAACTCTTTAATAACTGTTAGTTTTTCTTTGTCAAGAAGATTATATTTTAAGAGTATTTCTACCGCTGATTGTTGTTGCCTTACTTTTGAATTTGGAAACTCAGGATATTGAAATTCAATGAATTTAGGTATAAAATATAAGTGTTCATTAAGTGTTATTAAACGGTTGCCTAACTGTTTAATTGTTTCGTGTAAATCTTTAATATCGGTTTGTAACTTACAAAGTTTTTCATTAATTTTTATTATACCTGCATGATTACATTTTGTGATGCAGTAAATCCAAAATAACTTACAGTCCTTTGAAAGCTCCATAAACCACTCATCATCAAAAATACCCGTATCAATAAACCGCTTACTCATGAGTTCTATTTTTTTTCTATGTTATGCGTTTTATATGATTTTACCGCATGCGAAATAAATGACATGCCGTAATCTCCCGCGGGTAAGCTCTTTATAAGTTTAAGCATTTCTTTTAACTCAGACGCAAGATAGCCAAAGAGAAGAAGCTCTTTTACAAAATCTTTTATGATATTTTTTGAATCTTCTTCGGTCTTATGACACGCATCACAAAGCGTAACCAATAACTCGTCAGGATATTCCCAAGGTTCTTTGCCATAAATATAAAACTTATGGTGGACATAAAGAGTATTTTCACTATCATAACATGACTGACACATAAATTCATCCCGCTCCATAATTTTAAGGCGTTTTCTCTGCCAACGCGGGTCTTTTAGTTTATCAGAATAACGATTAGAAATAGGCTTATTAATATTAATCTCTTTAATGTCTGGTTCATTAACCTTACTTTTTCGTTGTAAAGTTTTTTTAATATTAACATTCTTTCGCGGTATCATATTAATACCACTATTATTCCAGACATAAGTTTTGCCGTTCTCTGCAATATACCTATCGCCGTGCCTTAACTCTTTTTTCATAACCATATAATAAAGAACCTCTGAGCAAAGAAAAACCACGAAGGAACGTGCTACCGAAACCTATCGTGGTATTCTTGCCCAGAGG